GGTTAATCATGTACACAGGGTGATCAATTGCAGTACCGCTTGTACTACGAACAGTTGCATCAGCACCAGTTCCAGTCATCCAACGGTTTGCGTGGTACTGAACACCGTTCGCCATGTGAACAGTTGGAAGAGCCTTACCAGAAGTAATATCAGCAACGCTGTATGTAAGACCAGCAGCAGAGGTCGCAGCGCGAGTCTCATCACCAATGTCTACATGGTCAGCAATACCACAGATAGCAAGAGCAATGCCCTCTTCGTCTTCTGCATAAGTATCAGCAGTGATCTTCAGCTTCTGAGCAGCATCCAAGAAGTTTGTTCCAGGAGTACCAGTAGAGAATTGGTTGAACCAGTTATCAACAAAGTTGGTAACATCGTTAACGCGAGTCTCATTAAGGTAACTTAAAGCATCTGTTGCTTGCTCTGCAGGGGTGCGGAAACAAAGAGCACCGTTAGCAAAACCAGAAGCAGTACCAGAAGTACGAGCACCGTTCAGAGTAGAAAGACCAGCAAGTGTAGTCATGTTCCCCAGATAAATCTGACGAGAAACATCATTACGAAGCGCTTGCATTGCAGCACCAGACTCATCTTGAACAAAGCGCTTAACCTCTTCCTTGCTGCTCATACGATCACGATCGATGTGCGGAAGAATGACAGGCTTAATGTACTTAGCCCAGTCACCAGTCATTGCGCTGAGTGTCTCACGCTTTGCCAATGGAACCGAAAGGTTGGTCTCATTGATCTCTGTCACGTCTGAGTGACCAGACTTGACGCGGACAACGCGGACGTTTGTTCCACCAGAACGCTTGACTTGCATACGGCTTTGAAGAGCCTTCAGCAGAGGATCACGATTATAGAAAGAGACGACGGACTTCTTAACGACATCCGGCACCGTGAGTGTTGCGTACTCTAAAAGAGCCATTATTTATTCTCCAACAGGGGTTTTATCTGTCCAAAAGATGAGAGTGTCGGTCTAGAACATCATTCCAATCGAGTTCATCAACACTACGAACAGGAGCGCTTGTTGCGATTCTGCCGTCAGCGATGACTGCATGTTTCTTGGCATTTTGTTTCTTTTCCTCAGAAACTGTATTTGTTTCCTTGGAAACATTAACACTTTTTCCAGAGGATAGGGAATTTTTGTCAACACCAGATTTCCACAAAGAGTAATCATATGCATTGTTCATACGATCTAAGACAGTTTTACCATCGTATCTTTCGTACAAACGTTCTAGTTCTTGTGCAAATAATGTTCTAGCTTTTTCTGGAATCGTTTCAAATTCAGGGTGTGTAATTGTAAACGCTTGCCAAGCGGTATCAATAATATCTGTTGATACAGATTCTACAAGCTCAGACTGTTCTTCAATACGCTTCTGCAATGGCTTTACGTCATACCCAGAACTTTCCATTGCATCCATTAGCTCAGAAAATTCTTTACGTGCAGACTCAAATGCTTCCTTTTCTTCCTTCATCAAGGAAACTTCCTTAGCTGCAAGGCTAAGTATTGGCTTTACATGAGCTTGTATATCTTCAGACAAGTTGTCTAAATTAACATCAGACAAACTGCTATACGTTACTTCTTGTACTTCTACTTTTTCAATAGAAGGTTCATCCTCAACAGGAGCAGCCTGTACTTCTGGAGTACCTAAAGCAGCCTGTTCTGAGGCTTCTTCAGTACCAGTAATTTCAGTAGCATCAGAGTCCTGGAGGGATGGCTCCTGGGTCGATTGCTCCAAGACTTGGTCCAGGGCCTGCTCCTGCTCCTGCGTCTGCTGAAGTGCTTCCTGCTCCTGCGAGGGGGATTGTTCCATTTGAGATTCCATTTACAAACTCCATTAAATCTGCGTCGGTGTTTAAATTATAAATGCCGGGTGAAAGTAAATCTGCCACACCCTGCAAAACGGCTATCAAGTCGGGAGACATAGCATTAGTTGCTTGGTCTAAAAATCCAGCTTCAACTAAAGCAGTTGTTGCTGACTGAATAATATCAGGAGAAAGCATATCTAAAGGAACTTCTGGGTCCATAACTGGAGAAGCTGTCATTTCTGGGATCTCTTCTTCCATCATTAGTTCCTCTTCTGGCATCATTGTCTGCTCAGCCATACCCTCTTCTGGAGGCATAGCTGGAAGTGTCTCTGGTCCACCGGTAGCCAGCAAGTCAGTTAGCTTTTGACTTTCTTGCATAACTAATGCTTCAAGTTCTTCTAATGGCATTTGAGCAAGTTCTTCTGGTGAGTAAGCCATTTTAAAATCCTATTCTTTGGGCGCTGATTTAGCGGTTGCGTTCTGAGATATATCGATAGTGCCTGCACGAGCAGCAGCCTCTGTAGCATCACAAGTAGACTTCCATTTGGAATACTTCATGTCAGACCAACCAGTACTGTCTTGCATTTCTTTCTTTGTAATATGATCAGCACACGCTGTGTATCCGCCTGTATTAAGGGAATCACTAATTTCGTATACTTCTTGTACGCTTTCTTCACGGTAGTCTCTATACCGTTGAGAATCATGAGGAATGCGGGTCATGCCATGCTTTTCCTCAAACTCAGTAATCTGCTTGTAGGTTTTCATTTCACTACCAAAAGCAGTACTGTATTCATCTAAGCCCTCGAACACTGGGCCAACATGTCTAAACCTGTTTATCTCTCTCTTCTTAGCAGTGTCATCACAGAAGTGACATTCGGTCACATCTTTAATGTTGTCTCTCGACATAAAAAGTTCTTCAAACGAACTGTCGCAAGAAGTGCAGTCGTACATAAAAATAGGCATACTATTCTTCGCCCTCTACTTCTACTGGACCAAAGTTACGCTCTACAGCCTGCTTAAGGTCTTCGTAGTATTTTCCGGCAGTTGTGCTTGGATCTCGTTCTGTCCAGCTATCTAGCAAGCCCTGAAGGTCCGACTGTAGATCATTAGGGCCATCTTCAGAGTGCTCTTCTGCATACGCATCAAAAGAATCTTTTGAGAAATGATCTCCCTTCATCTTCTCACACATTGACTCATCACCGGACATCTTTTCAACAAGCTGCTCTGGCGACATCCCGTTCATGCTTCCCTTAGGGACTTCGATGATAAGCAGAGACATTGCTTCCTTGTCTCCACCGTGGGCCTTCTTTGCTAAATCGTGAAAGTTAATCATTGTAATATCCTTAGCTTTCCATCATTCCGGGCATTCCCATCATTGGGTTTGCTCCCATAGCTGCCATATCCTCTATAGCTGCTGCTTCATCAATAGGCTCTTCTGTCATTTCTTCTTGAAGAGCAACATCCTTCTTAACTAGAGATGGTCTGAACCCAAACGAATCAACAATCTCTCGCGCTAATTCACTCTGATCTATAGCTTCTGACATTGGACCAGCAGAAGATAAGTACTGAATAAGATCAATAAGATGAGAACGACGTGTAATCTTGTCTTCCATTAGAGGACTGAACGGAAGAAGCCTAAACTTAGGAGACTTGTTTAACACTTCATCCTCAAAGGTTGCTGCATCAACATCATCTTGAACTAAAGAAGAAACTCTTTCAAGGTCTATTCCAGAAACTTCTTTATGTACTAAAGCCCACTTAAATGAGTCCAAGGCCTTTCTAAACATTGTAGTTACAACACGAACTACCTTTCTAGATCTAATTGCTAATCTGCCTTCAACAGCAGACCTAATCATGTTTGCTTCAGCAGCGGTACGAATGTTTTTTACTTGACCCTGCTGGTAGTCTCCCATTCCTGGAAGCCAACGAATGGAGTCTACTGATTGCCCTAAGTGCTGATTAAAATCAAATGTAGTAGGCATTTCAGGGCTTACAAAAATATGCTGATCAATAGTTCCATCAGGAGGCCCTTGCACAAGGGTAGGCTCCCATGTTCTAGCATTCTTAAAACGCTCAAACTCTTCATCTGATCTAAACAGCTTTGAGTCGATCATCATTCTTCGCGGAAGACGAGCGACCACTTCTCGTCTAGCGCTAACTAATTCATTTATATCGCGTTGTATCGGTGCAATGAGAGTAACATCAGAGATACCACGAATCCGGCCAATCCCAGGATGAAATACCAAGACTTCGTAGGGTCTACCATATGGTATCTCTGACTCCATAAGGATCTGGTTAGTATCTGGGTGTAAATGATAAAGCTTATTATGCTTAAAGTCCCAGAACTCTACTAAAGAAACGTACTCTTTAAGACCGGCCTCTCTAAGCTTAATTTCAGCTTCGTCTTTCATTTGATTGTAAACAAGGCTTCGAGGGTAAGTATCACCCTTGATGGTTTTCTTGGGCCTTGTATAAACGTCGTTATCAATACGAGCTTTTAAGTCTTCTGTATGTATAACGAAGCGCTCAAAGCACCACATAGCGTCTTCGATACGCTTGGCGTTTGGATCAAAGTGTACTTCCCATGGAAGCTTTGTTCTCCAAATTGGTCGTCCAAGATCTGAAGACCACATCACTTTAATGACGCTCATATCAAAAATAAGAGCATGAAGGATTAGCTCTCGTAGGCTTTCATCTAAAGAGTCTTCTTCTGCAAAGAAGTTTAGTGCAGCAGCTACACGCTTTCCTGCGTAAGTTGGATCTTGTGCCCTGGAGGGAATCTTATACGCACTTTCTCTTTGATCTAAAGCTTCTACTTGTGGAAGATCCATTGCAAGAGAGGATGCAATAGTATCAATAATAGGAAAGACTTCATTCTGAATAGCGTTGTAATGACGTGCTGAGTCTTGCGCGGTACCAACAGAGTACCCATCACCCATCCAAAACTCACCACGATAGTAAGCAAGGTTTCTGATTAGTTCTTCTGCACGATTCTTTTTAAAGTTTTCTTCTGTTTGAGTAATTAAAGTAGAAAGCTTTTTAACTTCCTTATCTTCAGCAGAAAGTTTATCTATATCTGAAAAAGCGTTGCTCATCGGTGGGTTCCCCAAGGGCTGTTATCGCCCATTGTAGATGCTCTATCTATTTTTCTCATCAACCGTTTCCAGTTTTTATTAGCTATTTCTTTATCAGAAAGCTTCCTATTTTCCCACTTTGCTCCAATTTCAATTCTCCAGGCCCATGCAGCACCTGCCATTGCGGCAGCAAGATCGTAGTGACCACCAGAGGCGTCACGCGAAAGCTTATCCCACTGGCCTCTATAATTAATTAATTGTCTAATACATCTATTGGAGTGCAAAATTAAAGAACCATCATCAATAATTTCTTGTAGAAAGCTAATTGCTTGAGCTTTACTTTTTGCGGTTGAGTACCAACCGGGAATTCTAGTGCTGCTTCCTTTATAGTTCATGCTTGCTTTTCGATGGTAAACATTTCTACAGCCACTAGCTAAAAGGTGAGACAAGACAGCCTCTCCCACACCGTTTGCTTCGATATATATTCTTGCGTCGTTATATTTTTTAGAAAGCTCAATTAATTTGTTAGACATTTTAAAGGCTTCGCTATG